TCGAATGCCACGCGCTGCGGTCAATCACCGTATGGCAGCAGGAGGTGGCAACCATGTGCGGTGGAGTCGAGGCGCGCGACGCAGAGCGCAGCTACAAGGTCTATTTCCCCAGCCCTAAGGCGGCCATTCCCGTCATGCTCGAGGGCGGCGAGTCGCTGGGCTGGGTCAGGTGGGGCCGCCGGCGCGAAGAGCCCGGCCAAGGCCCACAGGGCGGCTGGGCACGCCTGGAAACGGTGGAGCGGGGCGGCTGGGCCAAGTTCCAGCCCATCAAGGCCTACGGCCTGGTGCAGCGCTTTATGGAGAAGGATGCCGAGCGCACATCACACTGGTTCGACGTCGAGCCGGGCTTTGCCTTGGACTGCCTAGTGCTGGGGGAAGGAGAGCAGCGGCGAGTGTATGTAATCACCAGCTCGCCGCCGGAAGAGTTTGCGTGGATACATGATCGGTGGCCGATGGGGCGGTCGTTAGGGGCGTCGTGACTTTGAGTTATTTAGAGCGATTAGTTCTTCCGGCAACAAAAGATTTACGTCGATCCTCGTCGTCTGAATAAGTTTTGATTATGTCTGCAGGGATGAGGGTAAGTATAACTGTCCAAAGCTGCCACAATGTTAGCGCCACTAGTAAGCCGTATGAAATACCTCTGCAGATGGCCCGATACTCTTCCAATGCAGGGATCACACGTAAAACTGGCGCTATAATTCCTATCAGCAAGACCATGCATAAAATAGCGCTGGAGTGGACAATTGGTGAGAATAGCCTCCCTAAACCATTTTCAATCTTTACTTCTGGTCGTTTCTGATTCGAGAACGATAGCTTTAATCTTTCTGGGTAGATAATTGCTATCCAAGCCCCGATAACCGCAAAAATAATCGCTGCTGTGGTTCTAAGCGCTTCGAAAAGCGGCCATTGCTGATCGAACGGAACTGCTCTTCCTAGCCAGACACCACTTGCCACCATTGAGGCAGAAATTAGCCAAGCCGATCCAAGCAGCAGTGTTCGCCTCACTTAAGTAAACCTATTATTTTGGCGCGCGCCTTGAACAAGGCTTGATGTAGAGAGTCAGTGTTTACCACTTCGTCATTCTCTCTTGTAACATCTAGTTCAAAATCGTTGCGGGCAATAGCGTGGCTGAGCCAATGCGTCTTTTGGTCACCTTTCAGCTTGAAGCCAAAGTCATCCCACTGCCTCTCGTCGTTTGCGGACCATTCTTTGATGATTTCAAGTACGTCCGCTCTGGTCACGTTGACCCCTACTGTATAGCGCATATTTATGAAATCTGCTGGCTTGTTTTTATTGTTTGGATTGATATAGCTCCATCGGAGAAGCCTTTGCCAGTCAGCAAGGTCGTCTGCATCATTGAGTGCGAGTTTTGTCTTCTTAATTATGCGCTGAATTTTATCAGCGTTCGACACAAGGTAGGCGTGGGGGCCAGCCTTGCGAAATAGGTTGGTTTGGAATCTGGGCGAGAAATCACCTGGATTGTCTTGAACATCTTCGCGATATCCCAGTATCTCAATATCCGCAGCTTTTGGATTAGGATTAAAAGCAACATAGCTAGAGCAGCTTTCCAGAAATGACTGTACGTATTGCTGGAATGCAGGCTGTCCTGAGATCGCATGCTGAAAGCGGATGTTCGCAAATATGTTTTTAGATGGAATTACCCAAAAGTATGTTGCGAAGCCTGGAATGCTTCCCTTTTGAACACCATTCATTACAACTTTAGCGTTGCCGACCTTGGAGTTACCCATTACCGATGCGACCTTGCCTTGAGTGGTCGGGGTTCTATTCCAAATGGTGATCAACCAAGTGTTATTGGCTTCTTTAATATTGTAAAGGTATGTCGGCAATAAGTCTTCGGTAGGTTCGTATGTAAAAGTGTCCTCTAGGCTTTTGGTGCTAGACCAGTCTTTCAAGTCCTTTAATATTTCTGTAAGTTCGCCGAAATCTGGAGCTTTGTTCCGCCCACTGAAGTAACCGCATTTAGATATCTCATACATAGTGATACTTGCGTTTTCCTTTGGCATGGCGGCCACTTCCCCAACTGATAAATGCAATTCGAATTGAACTGCTAAAATCGTGTGTATTGCCTTTAATAAGTCAGTTGCAGAGCTTGATGCCTGCTTCGATTACTGACCCAACGTTCACTTTCGTCCCAGGAATGCTCTCGCTCTCCGCCCACACCTGATCCAGCGGGTCGAGCCCAAGTTGGCGGGCCTTGCCGCTGGCCGCACCGTTCACGGCATACATGCGCCCGGTTTCCGGATCGGTCACCACCACGGCGTCGCCGGGCAGGCACTGCAGGTGCATTTCTTCGGTGGTGAAAGGCCAGTCGGCGCCGAACTCCTCGGCGCTGATCAGCTTGGGCGGGGCGGCGAGTGCAAGGGGGCTGGCCAGCAGCAGGCCGAGCAGGATCTTGCGCATGGGTACGTCCTTGTGTGGGTGATGTCAGTGGCTGCGGGTGCCGGTGATGATGTAGAGCACGTCCGCTTCGCTGTGAGCGGCCAGCGCTTGCAGGTAGTCGATCGGCATCACCGACGTGCCGTTCTCGTAACGCTTCTGCATGTAGTCTGTCTGGCCAGCTAGGTGCGCCATTTCGTGCACCTGCAGGCCGAGGCGCTTGCGCTCCTCGAGGAGGCGGTCGCCGAAGTCGCGGGGGCGGTCGTCGAGGTCAATGGTTGAGGGTGTCATAACGTCTCCTTGTTCACGGGCAGATGCTTTCGCAGGGGATGCCGTCGTTATCCTGATCGAGGCGGCCGTTGCCGCACTGCTCCTGGTGGTAGCGGGCTTCAGCACAGCTGCTCATCTGGCCGCAGGTTTTTCGGGGCGAGCAGTTGAACTGGCCGGCCGTGGCGGCTACCACGACTGGCTTGCCGGCGTAAGGCTGAGCAATTTGGCTTTTTGTTCCTTTGCGCCAGTCCCATGGGGCGACGCGTTCTGAATCTGGCAGCGCCCAGAGGCCGCGCTTAGCCTTGCGTGCTTCGGCTTCTACCTTGAGCAGACTCTTGTCACGGTTGTAGGTGCGATAGACCCAGGCGGCGCCTGACTCGACCAGGGCGCGATTCACATCCACGCCATTCACCGAGATCCGCGCGATCGAGCGGCCGTAACGGTCGATGCTTTCGGCATCCGCAGTGACCTGTTTACGGAACGTGAGGTCGGCCAAGGCTTGCTTGGCTTTCTGCCCGTAGGGCTGGCGGCTCTCCGGCGTATCGATCTCGGTCAGGCGGATCTTGATCTGCTGTTTGGCTGAAGTCAGGAGGGTGAGCGTGTCTCCGTCCGCGATAGCGACCACCTCCCCGGTGATGACCTCGGCCCATGCCGGGGCGGCCAGGGCAAGCGTGGCCAGCAGAAGAAAGGCAGCATTGAATCTAGAGATCGAGTTCAGGATCACAGTGCGCCCTCCTTGGCGGTTGTGAGTTCCACTAAAAGTGGAAATCAGAGGCTTTTTTTATTTGCCGAGTTCGCTGTCGATTCGGCCAAGGCAGTCGTCATGCGACGTATCGCCACGCGATCGCTTTCCGGCATCGAGCGGTAATGGTTCAGCACTTCGGATTCATCCGCTGACAAGCCAGCCTCGCTTGGCATCGCCCGGCATCCGGTAAGCACATAGAGCACGTCGACGCCTGCCGCAGCGACCTTAGCCAGATACGGCGCGTCGGGGCTTCGCTCGCCTTTCTCATAGTTGAACTGTGTGGTCTTGGACACCTCGGCCACGGTGGCCAGCTCACCTTGGTTCAGACCGAGCCGAGTCCTTTCTTCGCGCAGGCGATCTCCGAAATTCAACAAATGCACCATTCCTGCGTTGACAGACCAACGAACGTTGAATAATCTTGCGCCATGTTTAACGTTTTTGAACGGATTTGAATGATGCCAGCCACACGCACCCCCAAACAAGCGAAGGAATGGCTCGCCCAACAAGGCAAGACCGTCCAGGAATTCGCCCGCCAGCACGGCCTCGATCCGTTCACCTGCTATCAGGTGCTCTCCGGTGTGAAGAAGGGCACCCGTGGCGAATCCCACCGTGCGGCTGTGCTGCTCGGCATTAAGGAAGGCGTGGTCGCTGACCTGCCTGACGAATACGGTCGCCGCGCTTCAGACATCGGCGCCGTGATTTCAAAGTAATGGCAACGGCCTCAGCGAGAAACCAGAAGATGAAGCGCACCGTTCTAGACACCCGCCGGCAAGTGATGAGCGCTGTGGTCTGCGACTACCCAGGCGGGCGCGAATGCGCTGCCGCTCGCCTGGGCCTGCCGCTCAAGAAGCTGGACAACCACCTCTACGAAAACGCCGGTAGCCGGCCGCTTTCGGACGAGCAGATCCACATGCTCGAGCAGCAGTCCGGCACCACGCATTTCCCTGATTACGTCGCCGCGTTGTATGGCGGTGT